GGAATAAATATTATCCGTGCTGATCAAGCGGGAAATGTACCTCAAAAGCCATATGCAACATACAAACTCATTGCCCACAGAAAAGGTATCGGTCGCGAGGATATTTATTATCAAGACCAACCAAACGCACTGGTGGAAACGCGAAAAGAAGAACGTAATGCTACAATTTCATTTAACTGCTACGGAATCACACATGACAACGCTTATGAGATAGCTGAAAAGCTGAGAAAGTGGTTTGTCTATGGTGGTTCTTTTTATTTGGAAGAAATCGATGTGGTAGTTGTAGAAGTGTCTGATGTACAAAATCGAACAACATTTTTAGTAGACAGTTATGATGAAAAATACGGTTTTGATGTGATTATCAGATATTTAGACATCGACAAACGAGAAGTAGATTACTTCGACACAGTGGAGTACAGCGTGCAGATTAACTCTGATACGAAAGAATATCCGTCCAAAAAGTATATAACAAAAATAGGAGAGTGATAGAATGTCAAGATACGTTGACGTAGTCATCACAAGAGAAACCAAGCCGGTTTCCGAAAAAGGCTTTGGTTTACCGTTAATGTTGGCAACGAGCAAAAATTTGGATTATACCGTTTTCACGGATCCGTCTGAAGTGGCAGAAGTTTTCGGGGAAAGTTCCCGCGAGTATAAACTTGCTAATCGTATGTTTGGTCAAACGCCTCGATTGAAAGAACTTGCGTGCTACGGACTTTCTTATGTGCCGGATGCAGATGACGTCACAGTTTTAACAGCCGCACTGAACGAATTGGCGCAAATAAACAATGAATTTTACTACCTTGTATGCCCAGAAAATGGTGATAAGGAAATTAAAGCTTTAGCAGAATGGGTTAGTGGACAAGAAAAAATCTATGGAGCCACCACAACATCAATCGCTTTAACAGAGGAATTATACGGATTATACGACCGGGTATTTTTATCTGTGCATGATGATCCAAATGCATTTCATGCGGAAGGTTTGATTGGTATGTGTGCTCCAAAAACAATCGGTTCATATACTTGGACATTTAAACAAGTAACCGGTGTCCCAGCTGCCAAATTAACGAATGCAGAAATTAACCAAGTGCTTAAAAATAACGCAACTTGTCAAATCAATGAAGCGGGGGTGCTATTGAACGCTAAAGGCGTTGTGACTAGTGGTGAATACATCGATAACATCCAAGCAACAGACTATTTGAAAGCTCGTATTACGGAAGACGTGTTTCGTTTACTGGCAATGAAAGACAAAATACCATACACAAACGAAGGTATCGCATTGGTGGTCGACACATTAGAAACACGTTTAAAACAAGCGTTTCGTCAAGGGATAATCGCAACAAACGACGCCGGCGAACCGGATTACGAAATCACTTATCCGTTACGCTCAGAAATCCCGAAAAACACAATCGCTCAACGTGTATTGCCGGATATTAATTTTAAAGCAGTCGTTGCTGGCGCTATTGAAAAAGTACAAATAAATGGTGTGTTGACACTTTAATGGAGGTGCTATAGATGGCAGAAGTATTCAATTTTAAAGATACGGTTGTCGTTGTTGGTGGTATTATTTTAACCGGCTTTATGGATGGAACTCCGGTAAAAGCTGAGAAAAACGAAGATACTTTTACGCAACACGTAGGTGCTGACGGCTCTGTATCATACATCGAGTCTAACGATAATACAGGCACATTTACTTTCACATTGAAAGATGATTCTAGTGTTTTACCTGCTTTGGAGTCTCTTCGAAAATCAAAAGAGTCTTTTAACGTAACTATAACAGACACAAAACGAGGTAAACGAATCTCTGGAGAAGATTGCAGATTCTCCAAAAACGCGCCGTTCTCGCGTGGTGCTGAAATGGAAGGCGTTGAATATACAATTTTAGCAGCAGACTACAAGGAGGAATAATGTATGGCATTTAAACCGAAACAAAAAACATATCAATCAAAAGCTGGGAATGAATATACATTTCAAACGGTTCCAAATTCAAAAATGGCAGAAATTATTGATAAGGGAACGGATGCATCTGGAAGAATTCTTAATGCAAAAATGATGCCTTTGATGTTGGAACACGTTGTAGTGGTACCAAGCGGTTTGACGATGGACGACTTTGAGACATGGGGTGAATTGGAAGAAGTAACAATAGCAGCTTTTAAATTCTTTCGAACAGGAGAATAAGAAGTTACAAATCGGAGGGGTGCATAGCATCCCTTCTCTTTATGTAGATAAAGCGAGAAAAAAATGGTGGAAATACGTTATCGGTTATCATTATAAGATTAACCCGCATGAGGTTGAAAATTGGGATAACGACACCATTCTCGAAACGCTGGCATCGCTCAAGATGCTGGGGGTGTATAAATGAGCAGCGTTCGTGATTTATTTGTTGGCATTAGATTTCAAGACGAAGCATCTGCCGTTATTAAGAAAGTCGACAAATCAGTTGATAATGTAGAGTCAAAAGTTGTCGGATTAGGAAGAGAATTAGACGATGCTGAGTATGGGTTCATATCCTTAGGCAAAACAGGAATTCGAGCATCCGACAAAATTGGAGATAGCTTGGATGACGCTGGAGATGAAGCGTCAGAACTTAATAAAAGAATTAAAAACATCGAATCATCACTAAGCGGTTTAAAAAGAGCTGCTGTTGGGTTAGGTAGTGTTATCGCAGGTGCGTTTGCAATCGACAAAATTAAAGATTTTTCAATATCAGCAGTAGAAGCCGCCGCAAGTACACAAGCGTTGAATTCGCAATTTAGCCAAGTGTTTGGGGATTTAGAACAAAAAGCAACTGCGAATATGAATAAAATTGCTCAAGAGGCCGGTATGCTACCGTCTCGTCTACAAGGTAGTTTTACACAAATAGCAGCGTTTGCCAAAACCACCGGAATGGATACTTCAGATGCTTTGTCGTTAACCGAAAGAGCAATGAGAGTAGCGGCCGATAGTGCAGCATTCTACGACCGATCCATCGAGGAAGTTACCGAAAATTTGCAAAGCTTCCTGAAAGGTAACTATGAAAATGATGCCGCACTCGGCATATCGGCAACAGAAACTACTCGTAATGCTGCAGCGATGAAGTTGTACGGTAAAGAGTTTAATAAGTTAACAGAAATGCAGAAACAGTTCACTCTTTTATCAATGGTTGAAGAGGGTAATAAACTTTCTGGCGCACTCGGCCAAGCTGCCCGTGAATCCGATACATTCGAAAACCAACTTGGTAACTTAAAGCAAGCGTGGGCCGACTTCAAATCAGTAATCGGTGGCCCACTTTTAGAACCGGTCGTATCCGGAATGAAAGATGTAACAGAATGGTTGCAAAATTTAGATACAGAAAAAATTGCTAACGGCATTCAAAGAGCAGCTGAATTTGGAGCTACTTTAAAAGACACTGTGTTTTCAATTATATACAATACAGGCGAAGTATCAGACTTGTGGCAAAACTTCGGCTTATCAAAAGAAGCAAGTGATACAATCGAAGGAATTGGTGAAGTTTTAAGAACAGCTGTTGTAGGTGGTGTGGAATTAGCAAAAACCGCTTTCGACGGTTTGAAAATTGGTATCCAATGGTTGGTGGAGCATAAAGACGCTGTAATTTCAGTTGGTGGAGGCTTAGCTACTGGTTTTGCTGCATTTAAAACCCTTAGCTTTGTTGGCGGTGTAGTGAAAAATGTATCGGATGGCGTTAAAAATTTCGTGGGAATTGCCAAAAATGCTGGTGGTGTGATGAAAACGCTTGGAGTATTATTCCGAGCGAATCCATTTGGAATGATCGCAACTGGTATTGGTCTTGCTATAACAGCAGGAATTTATCTTTGGAGAAACTGGGATACTATTAAGGAAAAGGCTAGTGATCTGTGGAATAAAACAAAGGAAGTATTTGGGCTTATACCAGAGTATGCTAAGACCAAATTTGGCGAATTAAAACAGTGGGTATCCAATAGTGTAGATGAAGCTAAAAATAAAGTAGTTTGGGTATTTACCGAAATGCCTTTTGTTGTGGCAGAGAAATTAGGTTTTATGGTCGGAGCGAGTATAAGTATTATTTCTCAATTACCATCAAAAATTAGTGAATTATTAGGCCTAGCCAAAGAATGGGGAGTTCAAAAGGTTTCTGAATTAAAAACAGAAGTTGTTCAATGGTTTACGACAGCAAAGGATGAAGCGATTGGCATAGTTACAGAGCTTCCTAGTAAAATCGCAGGAATTATTGGTGAAATCCCAGGGGCAATAGGAGGCGTAATATCCTCGGTTTATTCAAAATTTAAAGAGCTAGGAGCATCTATTCCGAAAGCGATTAGCGAGGGGTTTACAGCCGCTTTTGAAGGATTAGGTAAAGGCGTTAAATGGGCTTTTAACAAAATGGTGGAAGGTGTATCTAATCTTAAAGAATTAGGCGCTGGATTAGCTGCATCTTTTAACGAAGGTGTTAAAAAGGGTGGAGGTATAAGTTTAGACGGCTCTCATGCTACAGGACTTGCAAAAGTTCCGTTTGATGGCTATCGAGCTGAACTTCACAAAGGTGAGGCTGTATTAACAGCTCAACAATCTAACGCTTTACGGGCAGCAGGAATTTTAAGAGAAAAAGGCGACGGCACACCAGAATTGCGAATAGATTCTCCGCAGCAGTCTGCAAATACAAATAATTACAATTCATCGTCATCGCTAGATATTAATGTGCCGATTAATGTTGTTATAAACGGCCAAACAGTTGATACTGGAAAAATCGCAAAAACATTAAAATCGGTTTTACCGTTGGAGGTACGAAAAATCATCGAAAACATTCTAATCGGCGAAATTGAGGCTATGGAGGGGTGATAGGGAATGCCGTACATTAATGATGTTTACATCGATGTTATTACTGATGTCAGTGTTAGAGAATCGTCATCCACAACAGACCATGCGTTGGAAGATGGCGAGCAAATAACAGACCACGTAAAAAGCGACCCTATCACTATTTCTTTGAAAGGCGTTATCCTGGATGACACTGAGCGAAAGGTATTAAAACTTCGGGAATATCGAGAAAAAGGTGAAATCATTAATTACGATTATATGACGTCACTCAAAACGATGGTCATCACTGATTTTAGCCGGGATTATTCATCGGATGTTAAAGACGGGTATTCATTTTCGATGACGTTGAAGCAGATTCAAGTCGCTAAAGTAGCTAACACCGTAAATATGCCGGCAAGCATTGCGCGACAAATGAAAAATGTGGCTAACAAAGGTCGGCAAGAGGTTAAAACGAAAGGAGTGGCATAATGAATTATCGATATATTGAAATTGATAAAAATGCTATTCCTTATCGTTTTGAAATTGAGTTAGCTGGAGAAATATTTGAATTTGAAGTGAACTACAATGAATCTTATGATTTTTTCACGGTGAATTTATATAAAAATGGCAAACCATTGATTCTTGGCGAAAAGCTTATCCTAAATCGTCAGTTATTTAGCGATAGCGTGAACACCGAACTGCCAAAAGTGAAAATCGTACCAAGAGACCGAGCAAATGTTGCGAAGCGAATCACATTCGACAACATGAACGAATCGGTCTTTTTATATTTGGAGAGTGAAGTCGATGGATAAGTTACTGTACATGAGAAAAGTTGAATTCCGGTGTGGATCTACCATGACGGAGCCGCTTACTATCCATTTTACTATTCCGTTTGATGACACGGAAAATGTTAATGATGCTGAAATCAAAGTATATAACTTGAAAGACAGCACGATTAACAGCATCAAGCTGAACGAACCGGCTATTTTGAACGCCGGCTATCGTGATGATAGTGGTGTTATTTTTAGCGGCATCTTAAAGAATAAAAAAACGGAATGGCAAG